CTGCCGGTGCAGGCTTTGGCTTTGGTGGAGGGGGTGGAGGAGGCGGAGGATTTTCTGCCTTTTTTTATTTCTTTCCATAGGTCAGGAAAGGTGCCTTCTAAAGTAGTAGTTAAACGAGACCAACTTCCAAAATGATTTAAAACCATACCAGAACCCATTGGAACTTCATTACCAAATTCATCGTAGTCATGCCTTGAAAGAACTTTTCCTTTCTCCAGCATGAACATACCTACAGCTTCGAGTATTTTATTACGTACTCGTAATCTAGCCATCTTCTTCCTCTCCTTCTACAGGACGACCGCCTTCGTCCGGATTTGCTGCTGAACCTGCAATATTTGCAGGTACTCTTAACTCGTCATACCCTTCTACTGGATCAAATCCAAGAGCATTTCGTGCTTCGTTTGGTGAAATAATTCCAGTATTTACTAGAGCAGAGTAGTACTGTGACTGATCTCGTAGCTCTGGTTGCAATGCAGGAATATCAGAAATATCCTCTGTTATGGAAAATCCAAAATAACGCTCCATTGCAAAATTCATTTTTCTTACAATAGGAAGAATTGTTTCTAAGTAATACATACGCATATTAGGACGAATATTTGCATTATTACCAGAGTCTAACATAATTGGGGGTACTCCAAGAGCTTTTAGTATAATTTTTTCATTTTCTGCGATTGCTGCTTGAAAATCGAGTTCTTTAAAATTAATATTCGAAACTTTATCTATTTCAATGCCACCATCTAAAATAAGTGGTCTACGACCTCCTGCATCTGGCTTATATCGTGCAGACCAAGACTGAATCATTCTCTCTTTAATTTTTTCTGACAGTGTATTAGGAGATTTAAGTACTAATCCTGGCACTGCACCATTTTTGAAAAAATTATCTTGAAAGTCTCGCATACTTCTTGTAAGTATCATTGTTCGTAATGCAGGCTTTAATCGAGACACTCCTCTATAAATAGAGTAAAAAGAGTTATCTTTTATGTGAATAATTTCACTTGGTTTATAATTTACCTGCTCATTAAATGAGAATTTTTCTATATACTTTGTATCATCTGCATGAATCGTCATCTTGTTTGCAGGCAAGTGATACATATGCACACCGTCAAAATAAATAAAAATATTTCCGTCTAGTAAATAATCAGTAATTAAATTACGACGAAAAGTACTAATATCTTGAAAAGGGTTTGGTTCTTTGTTTAGTAATAAATCAACACGAGAACGCTTGATACCCTTTACAACACTATTCATTCCTTGAATCTGAGGACCTATGGTTAGAGGTATTTCTGCAGTATCATCTACAATAAGATTTACGCCTCTATTTACAACTTCAAGATCTTCATATGCTCTCTCGTAGTTTACTACTTTTTCTCGAGAGGGTTCTGTTTTGTGGTCATAGTATGGTTGCGCAGGGTTCAGTTTTTCTTCTGTTTCTGGCGTTCTTCCTATTAGTCTATCATACCATGCCATGTTTGTCTCTTTGAATCTCTACCCAGCGCATTTGTTTCTTTGCAGTCACTAGGGCTGGATTTCTGCCGTATAATCTATGCAGTTCCAAATGATGTTTATGGCAAAGTGTCACTGTGTGCTCGTACAGCTCCGCCCATTTATCTTCTATGAACTCATCCCTCCAAACCACGATATACTCATCCGTGTAATGTGTAGGTCTTTCTTTTTGCTTATCTTTTAGCCATTCTTTTAACATTGGCGCTAAAGTGTAAAAATGGTGAAAGTCAAGTTCTGTACAAGCGCCACAAATGTAGCATTCTGTACCTTTTTTATACTTTGATTTAGCTCGATCTCTTATGTATTTTACCGGATCTCTTTTCAGCTTTTTCATTTTGAATTATAGCCCTTGTAAGATAAATTGTCAAACACTATTTTTTGTAGGTATCTTTAAAACCCGCTCTGACTTGTTTCAAATGAATATAGAGCGTATCGTAAAGCATCTGCCATGTGTGATGCTCGATTATGTTTTGGCTTCTCTTTTGCTAGATTAGGATTAGGATCCCATTGATATTGATCAAGACAAGAAAGTACTTCACCGCATCGTTGATCGACCAGAAGCTTATCATTATCAACTATTCCAGCTACGTGTGCGATTCCATCTAATACTGATTTCTTTGCATTTACAGTACTAATATCATAATTTTGTGCGAAGTCAAATCGAGTTTGCTGTGCTGCGGAATCAATGTAAATGTAATCAATATCCCACTTGTCTGACATTTCTCGAATTACACTGGCATGTTGTTCGGTAGTCTTTTCGGCATCTAGGTATTCATCCAATACATAGTACACCTCTTCATCCCAGTCATAAGCTATGACCATAAATGCAGTTGGATCACGATAACCAACGTCGAGACCAGCAAATACATCCATACGGCGAGTATCAAGCTCTTCATTATTGGTGACGCACTCTTCGTGGTTGAAGTTCCAAATTTGACCTTCATAAGTGTTAAAGTCCGCTTCGTACTCTTGCCTAAATTCTGCATCGGACATAGATTTTTTAGCTTCTTGTATATCCAATTCAGACATACGCGGATTATCTTTATAAGTAGCTCGTATCGAACACCATTCTGGAAATTCATCATTAAATCCTCTATCAAAAAATTCTGCAAACCAGTTGTTCCTGCCCCGAGGAGTTGAGATAAAAATAGCTTTTGAGTTATCCTTATCCAAAGTAGGACGAAGAGCTACATTGAACGCATCACGTCCGTCTGCCAACGCCGCCTCGTCAAAAATAATAAGATCGTAACTACGTCCTACACAGGAATCAACTTGGTTTACAGAACCCATTCGAACTGTTGAACCATTGCTTAGTTCTATAACTTTGTCTTTTGCATTATCCTTTGTTACTTCTAAGTCGAAATGTTTTATTAGGTTTCTTTGTAAATCAAAAGAAATCTGAGACAGCGAGTAATTAGGAGACATGATTAGGATGTTGGAATTGGGTACTAGTGATACTAGCTGCCCAATTATGTTCGCGATATATGTTTTGCCTTGTCTGCGACTTACTGCTGCACATACAAAGCGATATTTAGGATTATTAATCGCATTTATAATTGCTACCTGGGAAGGTAATGGTGTAACGCCCAACAAATCCAGGTAGGGGTCTGTGGGCAACTTTAAGAAGCGTGTCTCAGATTGTAAATCTAGTATCTCATTGGAAGAGATGTCAGCTCGACTAATTTGAACAGCCATGCTTTAGTCCTTTGTATTACTGGCCCCAAAATAAAAACTCACTACTGCGGAAACGAGTCCACCAAGATATCCTAGTACCAGATTGATTAGTTCCATACTGTTCTGTTCGGGCGGTTGTACTGTGATTAAACCAATGTATCCACAGAAGAAACCTACCATAGTCAAAGCAATTAGCTTTGCAGTCCAGTCCTTAGAGAAGTTTTTTCGAGCATCCTGCTTATCTACTGTTTCCAGCGCAAAGATGTCAACATCTAACTCTTTCATGCGAGCTTCAAAATCTAGCTCGGCTTTCTTTATTTCTGTAAGCTGCTCTGGAGTTGCTTGCTGTACTGCACGCTCCAATGCTTTCGGGTCTTGAGCATTTACTCCAAGTACCTGTGCGATTGCTGTGGCAGCAGTCCCTGCAAGAGGGCCTCCTAAAGCGGTTGCTATAGTAGGGGCTACACTACCTACTAGATTTGCGATTTTATCGAATTTCATGTATTTTTGCCAAAAGTAGCTTTAGTGCTACATCTTGAGGAAAGTAAAACCAGTAGTACTTTTTATGTCCTAACTTTTCCATCTCTTCCCACGTAACAAACTTTTTAGTCCAGTTGTCTGCCCAGTGTTTTCCAAAACGAAGAACAGCGTGTCCTCCTCCGTTTTTTGTAGTAACTCTACGAATCTGTGCTTTACCAGTGATTAAGTAAAACCAAAACTTCCACATAGATTTACCACTAATTAAATATAGTAATGTAAGTGCATAATCTTCACAGTCACCTACATAAGGGTGATCTTTCATAATTTGCCAGTGCTCACGTTTTGCATATTGATCAATATCGTACTTGTAAGCCCAGGTTGAGTTTAATTCGTCCAGTTCTTTTTTAAATTCAACTAACATTACCATTTTACCTTATCGGCCCAATATGCTGCTGACATTCTGCCCTTTGCAATATTCTTGCGATGACGTGCTTTAAAAGATGCACGTTTACGCTTCATTGCTTCACTTTCTCCTGGCTTTGGTTTTCCTGCTGTTTTAGCTCCTTGTTGACCAAATCGAATAAGTTTTGTTTTGTGTCCTGTTTGTGCTAAAACAATAGGAGATTTTGTTTTATGTCCAGGAGTA